CAAGCAAACGCACGAATTAACCGTCCGGGCCAACACCACCCTATGACTATTGTGCATGTACAAGGAAGTAAAGTTGAAAATAAGCTATACAGTATGCTTCAACACAACATAACTAACCACAATAAAATAATTGATCTTTATCGACAAGAAATTGAAATAAGTAGTTGACAATGTCCAACACAGTGCTAAGATCGTCCTCCCACACAACCGAAGAGGGCATTATGGGCAACATAACCCCAGACAAACTTGCAGCGGTCTACTTAAAGATTCGCAACAAGATAAGAGATTTAGAAGCAGAGATAACCCAACACAAGGAACAGATGGAAATAGTAAGCAACAAGATGCTTGAGTTTTGCGCAGAGGGAAACATCAATAGTATTAACACACCGGAAGGCACTATATCCCGCAGGATATCTTCTAGGTACTGGACTAGCGACTGGGAGTCTATGTACAAGTTCATACACGATAATGATGCTGCGTTCTTGCTAGAGAAACGTTTGAGCAACGGAGCCCTTAAAGAGTTCCTTACCGAAAACCCAGACCTATGCCCTCCGGGGTTACAGTCTAACAACGAGTACGTAATATCCGTACGTAAACCAACTAATAATTAGGAGTTACATATGTCAAATGAAGTAAGCATATTTGGAGACCAAACTAACGTAGTGCCGATGGGAGACCGCAGACCAAGTAAGTTGGGGCAGTCTCTTGTTTACCGCGCAACGTCGCGGCGCATTCAGACCAGCATCAACGGTACGTTCAAGCGTTTAGTAAACGGTGAGCAAATAGGTGCCGCAGTACGTTCGTCGATGGAATTCATCATCGTTGATCTACTGCCCAACGTATCCCGTGTGTACTACCGCGAGAAGTTTGACCCCAACAAAGAAGCTACACTACCCAACTGCTGGTCTAACCTTGGTGACAAGCCAGAGAATAACGCACCAGATGCTCAGCATAGCAACTGCGCGACCTGCCCCATGAACGTTAAGGGTTCAGGAGAAAATGGGGGTAAGGCATGTCGTTACCAACGGCGCATAGCAGTGCTTATAGCCGGTGACCCAACGGGCGAAGTTTACCAGTTCAACATCCCCGCTAAGTCTTTATTTGGCAAGGGCACTGACAACACGCACCCATTCGAGCAGTACGTTAAATTCCTACTTGCCAACGGTGAGTCTCCAGATACTGTAGTTACTAAAGTATTCTATGACGACAACGCGGACACAATGGAGCTGTTGTTCTCACCACGACGCACTTTAAGTGACGCGGAGTATCAACTGGTGGTAGCTGCTCAAGCACAAGCAGAAACTTCTAACTACACTAAGATTACTGTTGCTCAAGCAGACGGAGTAACCCGAGCTCCGGCTAAAATAGAAGCACCAGCACCAGTACCTAAGGTTGTTCGTAGCGCAGAACCAGACGACGAAGTTGCACCCGTAGCTGCGGAACCTACAAAACGTATGAGCAAAAAAGACACTACACCAAAGCCCGTAGTTGACCTTTCTGCTGTTATAGACATATGGGGCGAGGCTGACGCGTAACATGAGCTACGGATACACGGCAAGACTCATAGTCTTAAATAAAGAAGCCAGCATATCTAGTTTGGGGGTTCGGTTGGGGCGCATCTGTATTAAGCATGATGTGCCCGTAAGCACAGTAGCGAGGGTAATGGGAGTTAGCCGTCAGACTGTGTACAACTGGTTCACCGGAGGCGTACGCCCCAAGCTAGTGATGGAACCTCTCATTAAGGCTCGAATTAAAAAATACGACCACTAGATGTGGCTTACCTATATGCACCAAAGGAATTTGGGGATTCAACACCCCCATAGAAAAATAATATGGCTGATTTTGACCTGTTAAGTGCTGTTCAACCCTTGGAGGGGTGGTTTGTAGTAGTAGGGTTACTTGATGGACTGAAAGATATTAGGCAGACTTTTGTAGCTACACGCGAAGAGGTAGACAGTTTAGCAGCGACGTGGGTAGCGGAAAAACGCAACGTATTTTTTGGACTTGCCAAGTTCAACGCTAATACTAACCGGACGAAGGGCAATGTCAAAATGCTCAAGGCATTCTGGCTAGATATAGATTGTGGGAAAGACAAAGCTAAAGTTGACCCTGTTACGGGTAGACCTAAGGGGTATCTAGACCAAGCTGCTGGACTACAAGCTCTCACCGAGTTCTGCCAGCTTATCAAGTTACCCGACCCCATCATTGTAAACTCAGGACGTGGGCTCCATGTCTACTGGGCATTGGAGACCGAAGTCTCTCGTGCCGAGTGGGAACCCGTTGGACTTAGGCTGCGTGACCTCTGCAAGCTGCATAACTTCTATGTTGACCCCGCAATCTTTGAAGTAGCTCGCATTCTACGAATACCCGGCACGTTGAACTTTAAAGCTGACCCCCCTCTCCCAGTAACGGTATTGAGCACAGCAAGCGCTGTTGCGTTTGAGACGTTTCGTACTCTCTTGGGAGTAGACGAGTTACCCATAGAACCCCCAAAGGTAAAGCGGGAGATGACCGCGCTGGGTAAGTTACTGATAGGCAATGTGGAATCTTCCTTCAAGAAGATAATGCTACGCAGTGCCAACGGTACGGGGTGTCAGCAGTTGCTGTCGTGCTTTCAGGATCGGGCTACCTTAGACGAACCTAGGTGGTTTGACGCGCTCTCTATCGCTAAGTTTTGCTCGGATGGCGACACTGCTATTCACAAGTTGTCCAAAGGGCACCCCGACTACGACTATGCCGTAGTGGAGAAGAAGGCTTACGGAATTAAAGGTCCTCACAGTTGTCTGGAGTTTGAAGCTAAAAATCCCGGAGGATGCGAAGGTTGCCCCCACTGGGGAAAGATAACCAACCCCTTGGCGCTAGGTAGAGAGATAACTCGCGCCTCAATAGAGGACAACGTAGTAGAAGTAGAAGTAGAGACTGAGGCGGGAGAGGTAGCAGTAGAGAAACACCAGATACCCGTGTATCCGTCTCCGTTCTTTAGGGGGAAATCTGGCGGTGTTTATATGCAGTCAGACAGCGACGAGGAAGAACCCAAGCTGGTGTGTGTGCACGACTTGTATGTAATAAAGCTAATGCACGACCCTTTAGAGAAGTTTGTAGCAGTACTGAGGGTACACCTACCGATGGACGGAGTTATAGAATTTGTAGTACCAAACACAAGCATTACCGACCGTGGAGAGCTGCGTAAAGCGTTGTCTGGGGTAGGCGTATTAGGTGGCGAGGCTAAGTTTTCATTGTTGTCAACTTACATAATGGCCTCTGTAAATGAACTTCAACACAGAAAAAAGGCGGAACTTATGAGATTACAATACGGATGGGCAGATAAAGACACTAAATTTATTGTAGGGAATCGAGAGATATCACGAGACGGGGTGTATCACAGCCCTCCCTCGTCTACTACCCGCACCATGACACACTTGTTTGAACCCAAAGGGACTTTGGAAAAATGGAAGGAGGTGTTTAAGTTGTATGGTAGACCGGGTTTAGAAATACAGGCTTTTGCTGCATTGACTGGCTTTGGTGCTCCTCTTCTTAAGTTCACTGGGCAAAAGGGGGCAATCATAAACTTGATTCACACCAAGTCAGGCACAGGTAAGACAACTGTGTTGCGCATGGCTAATAGCGTATTTGGTGACCCAGAAGGGCTACTTGGTACACCTGAAGATACTAAGGTAGGCAGAGTTATAAAAGTAGGAATACTAAACAACATAGTCAACACAATCGACGAGTTGACTAACGTTTCGGGGGAAGATGCTTCTCAACTTTTGTATGCTTTCTCACAAGGGCGTGGCAAGGACAAAGCCAAAAACAATGCCAACGAGTTACGGGAAAACAACATAACGTGGAGAACCATAACTCTAAGCAGCGGTAACGCGTCACTCGGTGAAAAGCTAACCGTACTTAAGAACTCCCCAGAAGGAGAACTTATGCGGTTGATGGAGTTTAAAATACTGCCTCCAAGTAGTGCGATTGTATCTGTAGAAGAGGGCAAGGACTTGTTTGACCACGCACTGAATGAGAACTACGGACATGCGGGGGATGTATACATGCGGTGGGTAATAGCTAACCTTGATGAAGTAATAGCTACGATACTACGGGTGCAAAAGACGGTTGATATAGAGTTAAACCTAACCCAACGGGAGCGTAACTTCTCCGCGATGGTAGCCTCTAACTTAGTTGGGGGACTTATTGCTAAACGAATTGGTCTTATAGACTGGGACATAAACCGTATACGCGCCGCGGTTTCGCCTAAGATAATGGAGATGAGTAGGGATTCCGTAGCCCCCGCAGCAAACGCAAGTGGTGTACTTGGGGACTACATGTACCGGCATAACCATAACATCTTGGTAGTTGATGACGGTGTGGACAAACGCAGTAACTTGCAAAAACTCCCTTCACAAGAGCCAAGGGGGGCACTGCTAATACGTTATGAACCCGACACTAAACGGGTATTTGTTTCAGTAAAAGAGTTTAAGAAGGACTGCGCGGAAAACCAAATAGACTACAAAGATTTACTGAACGAGCTCACAGGGAAAGGAGTACTACTCGAAGTCACCAATAAGCGGATGGCTAAGGGGTCAAAGATTATAGCTCCGGGGGTACGCGCTCTAGTACTAGACTCCACCCACAAGGACTTCCTTGATATGGGCAACATGGTAGGGTTAGCAGCACCGGATGAAGGTTGAAACCATAAGCTACACTATAAACTGGGAAAACTTTAAGGCGGGGCGTTCGTTCTTCATCCCCTGCCTTAACCCAACTGAAGCCCTTAAGGAAATATTAAAAAATACCAAGCGCCTCAAACTCGATGTGGTTACCAAAGTAGTCATAGAGGGTGGGGTGCGAGGTATCCGGGTATGGAGAGTTGCTACTCCGGGCCGAGGTTGAACCGTTGTTCAATATCAGGTCGTAGGCTCTTGGTAAACCGCAGTCCACGTATCATATCCTCAGCCGCGGCTTCTCGCCCCCTACGTGATCGTTCTAGGGTGTCACTAGCCATAAGTTTAGGATAACTTCGGCGGAAGGCTTGAGCATCAGCCCTAGCTTCTCGTACCATGTCCATATCCCCTGCGGCATAAGCCATGTTGTACCGGTCTAATATTTTTTGCTTACGAGCAAGTATTTTATTTTCGTAGTTCTTGGCTGCGCTACGCATTTCCTGTGTTTCAGCAATGTCAGCAGGCGCAAAACCAAACATCTGCATAAACCCATTCCACGCGTTAACATCTTCGTCAATGGGCTCACCGTCTATGGTTTCTGCGCCATTGACCATATACCGGATGCCTTTCATTCCGTTTGCAACGAATGTTGGTAACATAGTTTCAAGCCCACGCTCTATATTCCCATCGGCAATATTACCAAGCGCCCTCTCGGTATTTGCTGCATACCCACCCATTGGTCCCGCCAAGTTAAATAGGACGGTTTTAACATAGCCCATGTCCTTAATACTCTGAGGGTCATCCCGAAATAAAATGTCGTTGGCTAGCGCTGCGCGTTTGCTAATTTCAATGTTAAACAACTTAGCTATAAGCCCTTCGTATAAGAAACCTCCGGTCAACCCACGCAGTTGCATGTTGGGGTCATAGGGTTCGTCGTCGTCATCGGGTATCAGAGCTTCAAGCATACGGGCTAGCGTTGAGAACATGCCGTATAGGGGCAATCCGGCTGCACCGAGGAAAGCTCCCGACATACCAAATATACCAAGCAACTGTTGCCGCGCAATCTTCTTAGCTTCTGGGGGTATGTCAGACGCTACAAGTGCTTGATGGAACGCCCGGGCAATTACGAAAGTCTGTTGGAACGCAATTTTCTTAAACGTTAGAATTACACGCCCAAAGTCATTTTTAAAGTACGCGGGGGATACTTCAGACATACCCGCAGTATGGGTGTCCTTAACCGTCTTAGCTGCAAACTCTATAGCCTCCGCTTGAGACATAGCTTTTTGGCTCGGTCCTCCCTTGAGAGCAAGTTCATACGCCGCAATAGCCGTAACCCCGCGCATGTAACGTTCACTGGCGCTGAATGGTATGGACAGAAGGTCGATTACCTTAGTTAGTAGCCCGGAGAAATCCTTACCGCTGGTCTTACCACGCTCTAGAGCTTCCCTAGCTATAGTGTGTTTAAGCAATCCGCGGGCATCTAGACTTTCGTACAGTGTTTTATATCTACCCGTGCTCCAGTTACCTATAACTGCTTTGCCTGCATCAAGCATGGCACTAAGCGTAGCAGGAAAACCAAATCTTCCTCCTAGTATGGGGTATACAAAGAACATCAACCCTGAAAGGTTGACCGCAGCGGACGCAACACTACCTAGGATGTGCAGGTAGTAGCTACCCGTTGTAAGCCCTCGGGCCAGTGGACTGTAAGTAAGGTTTAAGAACGAATCTTGTTGGGCGTTAATGCTTTTGGCAACGGCCTGAATGTTCATATCAGCCCCGTACTTCCCGTCTTTACTTGCCGCCTGCTTAATAGCG